ACCTGTTTACGAGTGCTGGAACGCTAATATTTGACCAGCGCAATAGTTTAGTTAAAACAGCACTAGAAATAAAAGCAGATTATCTGTTATTTGTAGATGCTGATATGCGGTTTCCAAAGGACACACTCAAGATCCTCATGGCACACGATAAGGATATTATCGGAGTCAATGCGACAACACGATCTGAGCCTGTCAAACCGACAGCCAAAAACTTCAAGATAAGCGAAGTGGATGGATCTGTTGATTGGTTTCCTATTTATTCCAACGCAATGTCAGGAATCAGTAAAGCTGATGGCATTGGCTGCGGAGTAATGTTGGTTAAGACAAAAGTATTTAAGGCAATGGAAGAACCTTACTTCTATTTTGAGCAACTTGGTAACAACAAAATACTAGGTGAGGATATTTACTTCTGCATTAAAGCAAAAGACGCAGGATTTGATACTTGGGTAGATCACGATCTATCGAAAGGCATCCGGCACATCGGGCAGTATGTCTATGGCTGGGATAACATCGAAATACCAAAAGAGTAAGAGAGATTATGGCTTATACAAACTTTACCGATCTCAAAGCATCGGTGGCTAACTACTTAGGTCGATCTGACCTAACATCGGTTATCCCCGACTTTATTAGCTTTGCAGAGCTACGCATGGCTAGAGACCTACGCACTCGGCAGATGTTACAGTCAGCTACAGCATTAACAGTAAGTGGTGATGGCAAAGTAGCCCTACCAACAGACTTCTTAGAGATTCGAGATTTACATATCCAAGGCAACCCAAGATACCCTATTACTTATATGTCTCCTAGTTTGTTTACTAGGGATGCTCCAGCAGACGAGAGTGGCAAACCAATTTATTACACAATCCTGGCAACTGAGTTTGAGTTAGCACCAAAGCCAGATACAGCGTACACATTGGAGATCCTCTACTATGCTAAACCTACTGTATTGTCTACTGGTAATGCAAGCAATGTATTTCTTGCTAATTATCCAGATGCTCTCCTCTATGCCTCTCTTTTAGAAGCAGAGCCATACTTAATTAACGATGCAAGAAGTCAGACATGGGCAACCCTGTACGACAGAGCAATCAAAAACATATCCGATGCAGACCAAAATAGCGAGTATTCGGGTGTTCCATTACAAATGCGCGTAACTTCACGATAAGGAAATATCATGGCTGAAATGTCAAACTACCTAGAGAACGCACTAATCAATGCAACTCTACGAGCAACAACTTTTACCTCTCCTGCAACAGTCTATGTTGGTCTATATACAGCAGACCCAACAGACGCAGGCACAGGTACAGAGGTTAGTGGTGGATCGTATGCTCGCCAATCAGCTACATTTGGTGCGCCTAGTAACGGAGTATCTACCACGACTGCTGATATTACCTTCCCACAATGTACTTCTAGTTGGGGAACAGTCAGCCACATTGGAATCTTAGATGCACTTACTACTGGCAACCTTTTGTATCACACACCCCTTACGACATCTAAGGCAATTGATACAGGCGATTTGTTTAAGATTGCATCAGGAAGTCTGACAGTAACATTGGCGTAATATGCCAGCAGATTACTGTGGTGCGTTCTCGATTGATAGCATTGATGAGTTTGGCACACTAGAACAAATACTAATATCGTTTGACGATCCAATATGGAACTCAGCTAATACCTGTATTCTGTATGGCGATGGTTCGGTAACGGCTAACGCTAGTGCAGAAGCTGTTGGTATTAGGACAAGAGAAGGTGTAGGATCAGTAACAGCAGATGCTTCTGTTGTTGCAGCAGGACAAAAAACAAGTTTTGCTAGTGCAGACATAAGTGCAGATGCAACAGTAGTTGCTAATGGTTCTGCTATCCGTACATCATCGGCAGACATAACAGCCAATGCATCTGTTACAGCCGAAGCCATTAGGGTATTGGTTGGGGAAGGAATAGTAAATGGAACAGCAACAGTTGATGCAACAGGAAACGCAATACTGGTCGGATCTGCTACTGTCGATGCAGAAGCAAGTGTGGCAAGTACAGGTATTCGAGTTAGAACAGGTGATGCGACAATTACAGGTAATGCAAGTGCAGAGTCTGAGGCTATTCGGGTTAGAACATCTGTTGCAGAAATAACAGGCACAGCAACAGTAACAGCACTTGGTGGTGTAGAGTACGCTGGTGTAGGAATCATTATTGCCAATGCGTATGTAGATGCACAAGCACAAGCAGTTTATTCTGCTAATGCAGTTATTACAGCAAATGCTACAGCAGTAGCAAGTGGTAATGTATTAGGCGATAATTGGACAGACGAGACAGCAGGATCAGAGGCTTGGACAGGTATATCAGCAAGCACTACAACATGGACAGCAGAGACAGCAGGCTCAGAGTCTTGGACAGCTATTACAGCTACAACGACAACTTGGTCAAATATATCTAGCGGAAACTCACAATGGCAATAAGTAGAATAAATTTCGGGGAGTGGACTCCAGATCAGCCAGGTATTACTAATGGTCTAAGACGAGCAGAGAATGTTTACTCTAAACTCGTTGGGTATGGTGCATTGCCTACTGTTGTAGATTATTCTTTAGCAGCATCCGAAAACCTAAACAATGTTGTTGCAGGCAAGACAACGGCAGGAGCTACAACTGTATTTGCTGGTGGCTCTACAAAACTATTTAAGTTAGATACTAGCGATTTGTCTTTAGACAATGTGTCAAAATCTGGTAACTATTCAACTCCTACCGATCAGCGTTTTAGATTTACGCAATTTGGTAATGTAATTATTGCAGGCAATGGCTTTGATAAATTACAGGGATTTAACTTAAATAGTTCTTCTTTATTTGCAAACCTAGCAGCAGATGCACCAGAAGCAAGATATGTAACAGTAGTAAGAGACTTTGTAGTATCAGGCTATCAATCTAGTTACCAAAACAGAGTGCAATGGTCAGCGTTGGGAGACGAGTCCTCTTGGACAGCATCAGCAACAACCCAAGCAGACTTCCAAGATATTCCCGATGGTGGATCAATAGTCGGTGTTACAGGTGGTGAGTTTGGTCTAATATTAATGGATCGTTCTATTCATCGTATGTCTTATGTTGGTAGCCCTTTAGTGTTTCAGTTTGACAATATTAGTAGAAACTTAGGGTGCTATGAGGCAAACTCGGTTATACAGTATGGAGGTACTACATTCTTCTTAGGCGATGATGGCTTTTATGCCTGCGATGGACAAAATGTAGTTCCAATCGGAAATGAGAAAGTAAACAGGTTTTTCTTTGATAATGTAGATGAAGGTATTTTATACCTTATGTCTGCTGCGGTAGACCCAGCAAAGAAGTTAATTATTTGGGCATATGCCTCTAATAGTTCTGCTACTGCAGATAGTCTTTTAATTTACAACTATCAGACTCAGCGTTGGACTAGCGGAACAACCCATGTAGACAGAATTGCATCTACATCTACTCCTGCCGTTACTTTAGAAGGCATGGATGTTTATGGAAACCTAGACACCATTTTGACCACCTTTGATAGCCGACTTTGGCTTGGTGGCAGACTACAGTTAGCCGGTGTAGATGGCGCAAAGATTGTTACCTTTTCAGGTGCTAACGCTACAGCTTACATAGAAACAGGCGATATAGAAGTACCAGGATCTACCTCATCTATTACATTAGTAAAACCTACTGTTGAGGGTGGCTCTGGTAGCGTGGCTTTGCTATCTCGCAGGCTTTTAACAGAGTCCACAGTATTTGGATCACAAACAGCAGCAGATGCCGAAAATAGAGTGTCTGTGCGTGGTGTTGGTCGCTATCATCGTCTACAATTAACTCCTACAGGTAGTTGGACATCAGCAGTCGGAATGGACATAGATTTAAGCCCTCTAGGAACTAGATAATGTTTAGAGCATTACCACCATTTGGTAGCGATCCTCGTGGAGTAGCCGAGGTAGTCAATGGGATTATGAATGGCAAGACTAACAATACAGGGTCTGTAACTCTAGCAACAGGCGGTGCATCTACTACAACAATTACAGATGCTCGTATTGGTGTAGATTCTGTCATTTTGTTGATGGCTACAGACGATGTATCATCTACAGCGTATTACCCTTATTTAGCGGTACAAGACGATACAGACCAAGCTGCGACAACAACTACAGCAGCCAATATTATGTCGTTTAGCACTACAGACTATGCTTTAGGTGCAAGTCTAGTAACTAGTACGAAACTAACAGCAGGTTACTCTGGACTCTACAACATTCAGTTTAGTGTGCAGTTTAAAAGCACAGTTAATGATCCTGAGTTTGTAGATGTATGGTTTAGAAAAAATGGTACTAATGTAGCAGCATCAAACAGTAAATTTGGTATCTCACAAAGAAAAAGTGCAGGCATTCCAAGTCATATGATTGGCTCATTAAACTTTTTTATTGGTTTAGAAAAAAACGATTATGTAGAGTTAGCTTGGAGACCATCTGATATTGGTGTAACGATTGAGCATTTTGGTACAGATACTTCACCTACTAGACCAGCAACACCTAGCATCATAGCCACAATGAGTTATCTCTCATCAAATGGCTATACCAGTAATCTTTTTACAATGCCTTATATATCGGCAGTAACCAACGGAAGTGCCACTATTAGCCATCCAGCTAATACAGTATCAGGCATGACTTATAAATACATCATCGTAGGATAAAGGAATAATTATGGCAATTGGAGACTCAACAATGTTGAACCCATTTTTAACACAATCGTTTAATCCAAACAGACCATTGCCTCCTAACTACCAAGAAGCTAGAAATGCGTTTGATCAACAACGATCTGGTCAAATTAGCGGACCAAGTTTAGCAGTAGTAGGTAACGATCAATTCGGTCAACAGTTTGGTTACGCAGCTGACGCTGATGCATTTGATCAGTTCTATAACCAAAATTATGGAACACCGGCTGTTGGATATACAGCATCTCCACCTAGCTTTTTACCTAGCGAACCTATCACACCTGGAGCACCAGCAGCAGGAGCATCACAGATAGACGCTACTATTCGCCCATTCCTAACAGAGGGTTTACGCCAAGCACAAGAAATATTTTTGCGCCAACAACCACAAATGTTTCCTGGTCAAACTTATGTAAGCCCATCGGAACAAACATTACAATCAATACAAGCTCAAGAAGATATTGCTCGCCAACAATCTCCTGTTCTACAACAGGCTCAACAGGCTTATCAATCGTCTTTAGGTCAAGTAGGACAGACTGCTGCCGGTGGTTTCTTAAATGCAAACCCCTACCAACAAGCAATGATGGAGGCTGCGACTCGCCCACTAACCCAACAATTTAGCCAAGCAGTATTGCCTGGCATATCGAGCCTTTACAGCAAGTCTGGTCGTTTAGGTAGTGGTGCTATGGAAAGAGCATTGGGAACGGCTACAGAGTCGTATGGAAGGTCTCTAGGGGATATTACATCCAATATTGCAGGATCACAGTACCAACAAGAAAGAGGATTACAACAAGCGGCTCAGTTGCAACAAGCTGCATTAGCCCAAGCAGCACCCCAAATTTATGGTCAGCAGTTCTTGCCTTCTCAGACACTAGGACAAGTTGGAGCACAGAGAGAGGCAATTTCAGCACAACCTCTACAAGAGCAGATGAGTCGATTTGCTTACCAACAGCGTTTACCTTACGAGCAGTTGTCAGGCTATTTATCGTCTGTCTACGGCTCACCACTTGGTCAGTTTGGAACTCCTGCTGCACAGCCAACCTATCAAAACAGAACGGCAGGCGCGCTTGGTGGTGGTATTGCAGGCGGTTTAGGTGGTTACGCACTAGGCAGTATGTTGCCATCTAGTTTCTTGGGTGGTTATGGAGGTATAGCTGGTGGTGCATTAGGAGCTTTAGGTGGTGGGTTACTAGGTGGTGGTTACTTCTGATAATAGAAAAACTAACCCTACCTCGTTTAGAGGAGTTTTTTGAATTAGTTACCAAAATGGTAGCCGAGGCAGAGTTTGCTTACGCAATACCAGAAAAGCACAAGATTCTACATTTATTTAAAAATCCTAATGCAGTTGGATTTATCGCAATAGAACACAACA